TTAATTGGAGCCAACTTGGCGGTGAAATCGTCACCATGATAGGTGATGGGGCCAATGCTGTTATAGGAACTGCTCTTAATCTAGCTGGATGGATCTATGATAATCTGAATAGTTGGGCGACTGGTGGCGGCCCCCGCAAATTAGGCGAGTCTATAGGCAATTTCATCGAAGATGGCTTTAAAACTATATCTACAACAAATTGGGGCCAGTATATAGATGATGCTATAAATATTGCATCGGATTGGGGCGCACTCGGTTGGGATATCATAAGCCAGATAGGGAGTGGATTCCTTAGTGGTGTGGCGGGAGCCATGACCCCCGCAGCAAATTCCATCATTCAGATAGTAACACAAGCAACCCTTGAGATATATGCGGCGTTTGCTAAAACATGGAATACTATAATTGTGTTAGCTGCGGGTGCGGCTACTAGTATAGGAAATGCATTTTCGGGCGTGGGGAATACTATTGCTGGATATTTACAGCCTGCTATTGATGCGGTAGAATCACTTGTTAGCAAAATAGCTGGTATAAATTTACCATTTATAGGAAATATTGGTGGGGCAGTTGGCGAAGTAAATCCGATCGTAAAATATTATAATCAAGATAGCGGTAGTTCTATATCGGTTGAACAATATAATTTGCGTAAAGCGGAAGGTAAGAATTATAAGGGTTATGATGCTGTGCGTATGTATGACACAAATAAAACCATATCTCAGAATACCGCAAATATATATGATTTTATTAAATCATCTGATACGTTTAATAAACCATTGGATGTATCGACGGTAACTCAACCGCCAACGATGTCAACTACTGTTCGCGAACCTGAAGAATTCTTATATCCTGGTATTCCTGTAATAGATACTAGTGGTTGGAATACTAATTATGCTGGTTATAGAACGGGCGGCCAAGGATTTGTAATGGATGAAATGAAATCGGCTGGGGAAGGCTACTCATATCTGACCACTGATCTAGGCGAGGACATAACATATCTTGGTGACTCGTTTAGAATGTCAAATGACGAACTTAAAAAATTATTGCCATATTTAATAGATTACCCAACAAATACAAAAGAACTCAGTCAAGATATTGCTGATAGTGTAATGCCAATTCCCAAAGACATAAGATCTGCATCTGATTACTCCCGCCAAACAAATACCGAGATAAATAATGCAGCGAAACAAGCGTTTAGAGAATATGATGAGGTGCAGACCAGGGCCAATCAAACTACTAAAGATAGCGCATTATATAGCTCAACCAAGACTATAACTGCTGCTGATTTTGCGGCGGCACGCTCCGAGCGGACCGCCCAGTATAATGAATCGTCCAGTCGATCAATTGTAGATTTCGCTACCAGCTCTTACAATGGAATAAGCAACGGATTGACACAAACTGGATTTGGGTTTTCCACTAATGTAGATAATGCTGGAAATGGGCTTTACAATAATACCACAAGTGGCGGTACACAATTCTTCACTGACACTACATCAGGCGGTAAAAATGCCGAAAATAGTTTGATTACCGGCGCAAATGCTATCGGTTCTGTGGCACAAAAACTCAGCAATTTAGAGTTTAGATTTGGGGGCGGTACTGGTGGTGATGGCGATGGAGGTTCAACATCATCCAATTATGTTGATCCGATTATTGATAGACTTGGGTCTGTAGTAGGTAGTGTGTTGGGCGGATTTTTACCGTCTGGATTGTTCAAATCTAGTGGTACTACGACGTCTACTCCAGATACAATGAATGTTGATAACTTTGAAGATCTGACATGCACGGGTGACAGGGTAATGGTTAATGCCCTAAAATACACTCCACCAGGCGGGGAAACTACCTCATATAATCCAATGGATTCTCAGACCATACGCAATGCCACCAACCTCGAAGGATCATTCCAAGAAATGACATGCATTGGTACTACGATTAGCATACCGGGCCTAAAATACACCAATCCTTACGGAACAACCTCTTCTATAAACCCATCAGAGTATATATCGGGTGGGGGCGTTATGGATTACCAGCAAACCTCCGCGAAGAAAGCCGGTGAAATAACCGTAAATTCAGCCAGAAAAAGTACAGAATACCAAACAAGTGCAGATAATCGTTATGCTGAAATCTCAGCATATGTGAATGCTAATAATCTTTCATCTAGCCAATATGTAAGGGATATGGAATTTGTTGCTGCTGTTGAAAGCGGTAATATGTGGAAGAACGATCTGGCGTTTGCGGGTACTGCTTTCGCGGCGCCTGTTAATGAGAGCACTTTCAACTTTAACAAAATGGCAGATGAAAGTATTGAGCAAGCATATGATTACATGGGCACGCAGATGACCATCAACGACAAGGAGTATATACAGGCAAAAGAGCGCCTTGAGATGGATAAAGCTGTTATAGCTGAGTTGACAGGCGCATCAAATGCATTGAGTGGCGCAGCTAGTAGTATTGAATCTGCTGGAAGCAACTTTGTTGGATCGGTTTCTAGTGCAATGGGCAGTTTTATGAGTGGTTCATATGGTATGGGCGGTGGATTTGGAGGAACTTCTAAAGGTGGAGGAGGCGCTTGGGTAGGTACGCTTTCAACACCGGGTTGGTCCGGCCCTGCAATTAGCAACTATGTTCAATCTCATCCATCAGGTAGTAATTGGCAAGGGTCATCGTTTTCTTGGGGTGCTAAAGGTTCCCTGATTGATGAACCGTCTAGGATTATCGCGGGTGAAAAGGGCCGGGAATTGCTTCTTCCCAACTATCTTACTGAGCTGTTTCTTAGGTTGGCAGCAATGGGCTTCAATAATGGATCTAATGGTGATGGCAACATCATAACAATTGTTAATATCGATGGGGAGCAGGTTGAGAAAACTGTGTCTAAGCGACAAAAAAGCAACTTGAATCTGAGAGGGCTCAAGTTGCACTAATTTTTTAAGGTGATTTGATGCAATATTGTACGAGAAATCCTACGATTAAGAAACCTGAACTTAGCGATCCCGCATCTATAATAGATATTAATGATAATATGGATGTTATAGATGGAATTATTTGTACTAGCAATTTGAATGGTGCCACTGATCCGGGGATCGGAGATGACATCGTTGATGGATATTCAGTTGGGAGTAATTGGTGGAATGTTACAGATCATAGATTATTTGTGGCCGAAAGCGTAGCTACTGGCGCAGCAGTTTGGCGACAGGTCTACCCTAGTAAATGGAGCATGAATGAAGTGCCGTCTGGTACAATAAATGGAGTTAATGTTACATTTACTATTCTAAATACTCCAATTGGGCAAATAATGTTATATTTAAATGGGCAATATTTGGCTCCGGGCGCGGGTGAAGACTACACGATATCAACGGTTACGATTACGTTAGCGGTTGCGCCAATTGTTGGTGATAAACTTCGGGTCAATTATCAGTACTAGGTGGTTTTTATGAAAAAAATTATATTAATATTGTGCGTGATTTTACTTTTGGGCGGGTGTGTAGACGGGGCCACCAAAATAGGGTTGGATCGGCTAAATTGGTCGCAAAGTTTACCGAGTGGGGAAGGTGTTAAGTTTTCCGGGACCGCGCCAACAATAACTGTCAATAAATTGTATAGTGATGGCGGTATTTTAAAGTTTAATGGATCTGAAATTATTTTTGATAATGCAGATCTTGATAAATTAAACTGGTCGCAAAGTATCGATGGGATTAAATTCTCGGGAATCGCACCAGCAGTGATCACGGACAAACTGTATAGCGATAGTGGGAAATTAATGTTTGGAGCGCATCCAGCATCGACTAGCACACATGATGTAATCATAAAATCGGTATCTGGCTCTGGTGTATTTGCTTATTCTCAAAGTGGTGAATTATTAGCATCTAATACAACTGCTCCATATGATGTCGGTAGAGTTTACAATGATGCAATTGCAGCCTTCATTAATGGCGATGATTGTAAGATATCTATAGGGTTCGATGCTTCAGAAAGCAATGGCATAATGTATACAAACTCTACCATGTATCTATATAGATATATACAGTTGGACGGTATAAATTTCCCCTGGATATCAACTTGGGATGACATAGATGTGATGAAGCTCAACGCAACTGGTGCGGAAAATCGTGATGTGGTCATCCGGAACATGGAAATATATAAAAAGGGAACTGGTGCATACACAAAGCGACATATTAATCTTACATCTCCATTGCATTGTACTATAGATTACGTGTCGATGGATGGAGATTATACTACATATTCATCGTCATTCCGGGGCGGGCTGCTGCTGGATAATGGTGGGGAATCATATTGTTGGGAAAACCGGGTATTGAATTCTAATATGCCCCTCCTAGAGATAGCTGGATGCACGGACAACTGGATAGAGAACAACATCTTCACCACACGGGGATGTTATAATTACACTATGCATCTAAGAACGAACAATAGCATACCTGCCAACAACAACAAGATATACAGATGTCATTTCGTTGGGGGCACTTCATACGGAATATTCATAAATTCAACTAGCGCAGAAGCTATATGGATAACTGGCTGCTATTTTGAGGATGTTGGAACTACTACCGTGGCAGGAATACGTGTAGAAAATTCGATTACTCATGCTATTATATCTGAAAATTATTTTTCAGGTCTGGATGGGTCTGGGATTAGTTTTAAAGGAAAATACTCCAATATCCATGATAACGAATTTGTGGATTGTAATAGTGCCGATATGGGATATGATGATATCAATCTTGTGTCGTGTCACACCAGCAGAATTTATTCAAATTCGGGTTCAAACGCGGTGGCATCGGCCTCGAAGGGATATCTTGTAGACGACGACGACTACAATTTCATTTGGTCGAACATCGCAAAAGGCGACGGCTATACATCTCATGTATCAGCGGGCGCTAACACGGTCACTAATGTAAGCACGAATTATCATTATGTCGGGGCGCCATAAGGAGTTTATTGGCAGACTTTATAACCTTATATATATTGTTTAAATGCAATTGGAGGTATTATGTTAGTACGCATTAATAATGTTGATCAATTTGATACATATACTTGGCAAGATGCATTAAATTTAGGAACTTGGCAAGAGGTTCTGCCTTATACTTGGTATGAGATATACATAAAAAGTAACAACATTTTAATGGAATCTCCAACTCCGGAAGTTGATCTATCAGTTGATAAAAGGTGTACTGCATCATTTACAATTTTGGACATCGGCGCACTTAAACATTTTAAAAAGGGCCAGGAAGTAGAAATATATTCGGCCATTGGTTACAAAGTATTTGGAGGATATATTGATAGTAGTTCGGAGCGATTGATAAGTGGCCGCGATGTAATAAAACATTCGGTATCGTGTGCCGACTATCATTATTTAGCTGAAAAACGCATAGTTGCTAAAGCTTGGCAAGATACCACCGTCGAAACAATTGTTAACTACGTTCTCGATCAATATCTTGAAGCGGAAGGTGTTACCCTCGGAGAAATCCAGGCCGGGGGCACCGTCACTCAATATATTGCCAATTATATAAGTGCGGCTGATGTTTTTGACCAAATGGCAGAACGGGCCGGATTTATATGGTTTATTGATGAATATAAACGGTTATATTTTGTTGATAGGGCCAGTTATGCGGCTGAATGGGATCTTATAGAAACAGTCGATTTCTTGATTGAGGATGCGTTTTCGGGCGTAAGTGTAACCCATGCAAATCCTGAATATCGCAACCGTCAATATATTGTAGGAACTTGGGAAGAAACTGACATCCAAACAGAATATGCTAAAGGCGATGGGCAAACTACTTCTTTTCCAGTTGCTTATAAACTTGGTGAGGAACCAGAAGTTTATGTGTCAGTGGGGGGAGGAGATTATACTTTAAAAACTATTGGTAAGAAAAGCGTAGATACTGGGAAGGATTGGTATTGGGCCAAAAATGACCAAATAATATCACAAGATTCTAGTGCTACCGCTCTGGCCGAAACTGATATTTTGAAAGTGATTTATACCGGCCTTTATCAAATAGTGGTAGTAACTAGTGATTTTGCTGAGATTATTGATAGGCAGACTGTAGAAGGCGCAGAGTCTTCTGGGATAGTTGAGAATGTTCGTTCAGACACCTCGTTGTCGAGTCGTATAGCAGCCCTGGAAGAGGCTAACGCCATCCTTGATGTATATGCGATGGAAGGTAAGAAAGTCGAGTACACGACCTCTAAGGATGGTCTAGCGGCAGGTGTACTCCAACACATAAAGATATCCAAACATGACATTGACGATGATTGCCTAATAAGCAATATAACGTTTCGATATACCAATCAACAGGATTACTATGATGTGGTTGCTTATACCGGGCCGATTGAAGATGACTGGGAAGACATTTTCATTAAATTGAGTGATATACAAAAGAAAATGGCTAGCCCCGATGATGTTAGCACATCGGACGTATTGTTAGTTCTCATAACGTTCACTAAGTTGTGGACTGCTATCGAATCACCTAATATTTGGCAGGTAGTCTATGCGGACGGTACAGAAGATGCATCTGAGGCGTGGTTACCATGTTTTGAGGACAGTGACCGAATAAAATATCTGGTGCTTAAAAAGAGTGGGGCTGAGATTTTCAGAATGTATCGAACGGACCAAACAACAACGAGCGATTCAATAGTTACTACATTTATAATACCGTCTGGATCTGCCAATGGAGAGATTGATCAGGCCGTTTTGGTGGGTGGGGATACTGCAACAATTACCCCCGGAACCGGCATCGAAGTAGAAACTCATTCTTTCATATATACTAAAAACTCACTGGAAAGTTTACAACTACAGTTTACAAGCGATAAGTGGAGTTGATAATTTGTACACTAAGACTTCTTGGCACGAGCACTCGATGACGGAATCTGCCAAAAATACCGCACTAACCAACTTAGAATGCATTTATGACGAGGCGGTTTCTTACATAAATAGCATCGCCCACGCCGAGCGATATTATACTAAAGCTGAATGCGACGCGAAGTATATAACTGCTGCTAATGATGGTTCTGGGTCCGGGGTTATTTGTGAAAAGCTGGATGGTCTCACGGCCCAACAAATACTTGATGCGGGCATTGATACTGGCACTATTTGTATTTGGAGTGGGTCGGAAGCATCCATACCGGCAGGTTGGCATCTATGTAATGGGTTGAATGATACTCCAAACCTCAGAAATCGATTTGTTATAGCGGTGGGCGATGATCATGCATATGGGACAACAGGCGGGGCCAGCCATAAAACTTTATCTGCGGCGTCTATTGCAGTTGGAACTCACGCAATAATCGCCGATGAATTGCCCTCCCATTACCATTCATATATCGATGATTATAAAGGGGATTCGGGAGGTGCTAGTGGTGTAACATCTCACTATGGCACATCTTACGATGTCGATTCTGCGACCACTGAAGTTGCATCAACGCCTCATGGCCACAGCGGATCATATTTTACTGGCGGGGATACGGACATCAGGCCCAAATTTTATTCATTATGTTTTATAATGAAGGGATGATAAAAATGGCATATACGAAATTTCATGATCCCTGGGAAACAACTCATTATTTGTCGGGCGGAGCATTCAATCATATTGAGTCGCAATGGGATGAGATAAAAGAGGATGCTGACGAACATAACCACGATACCCAACATTATACTAAGACTTCGAGCGATTTAGACTTTTTTACCACCTCATACTACACTGGATTTGACGCTGATAAATTGGATGGTTCGCATTATACTGATATCATAAATGAGGGTTTACCAGTCGGTGCTATAGTAATATGGCATGGCGATTCAGATACTATTCCTACTGGGTGGTATATATGCAATGGGCAGACAATAGGAGCAGTTACAACCCCCGACTTGCGTCAACGATTCATAGTGGGCGCGGGTACTACTTATAATGTTGGCGACACAGGAGGCGCAACTTCAACCTCAGTTACGGCATCATTCTCGGTTACTGCTCATGCTATAACGGCTGATGAGATGCCAATTCACACCCACACTTGGCAAGACCATACAAATGGACTTGCCGGATTAAGCTACTCATCTATTCCTTCAACAGGCCCACTTGGAACCGCATTAACGATGAATCGTACTACTGGATATGCGGGCGGGGGTCTGGGTCATACTCATACTGGAAACACCATAACCTTCAATGATATAGCATACGAGCCATACTACTATTCTCTTTATTATATAATGAAGGTGACATAATGGGATACATAAAAAATTATACCACCTGGACGAGCGCCAACAAAATAACCACAACCGAATTAAATAACTTTGAAACTCAATATAGCGAATCATCCTCTCATCTATCATCTCATGTTCATACAGATGATTATTATACAAAAAGTGAAATGCTTGCTAAATTCTGGGGAGTTGATAATGATGGAAGTGGGTCGGGTGCGGATGCCGATTTGATCTATTATTCGGGTGGTAACCTCCACATAGGAGATTTTGATGGGTTGAGTGTTCCAACTGGCCTAATCATAATGTGGTCGGGGGAAACGGTTCCTGATGGTTGGCACCTATGTGATGGTACGTCTGGCACGGTGGACCTCCGCGATAGGTTTGTGGTTGGCGCGGGCGCTGGCTCAGATTATAATGTGGGAGATACTGGAAGTGGTACTCACACCATAGTGGGAGCGGTTACAATATCAGGTCATTCTCTTTCGGCTGCTGAAATTTCGGGTCATCAACATGCTATGGCTGATATGTCGTCTAGGCCAAATTCTGGCGGATGTGGATATAATTCGGAAGGCAGTGGTTCACAACATCCAAATGCATATTACAATGTTGATAACACTGGAAACAGCGATATTGGAAAAGCTACCGCCGATCCCCACACTCATTCATCAAGTTTTTCAAGTGACCCGTTCACGATAACTCCGATGTATTACTCACTCAAATTCATACAAAAAATTGCACCGTGATCTAGAACTGTAGCATGCCCTACAAGCCACTTTATAGGCCCGTAGCGAGACTTTCATAGTTATGGAAGAATTATGTATTGGAACGTGGAGAAAGTCGAGCCTTGGGCAAATTAGACCATAATAAAAGAGATATTGAAGATAAGTGGAGTAAGTATTTACTTACCCCATAAATTCGGCGATCTTCTTGTTAACTGCATCCTCCTCGGTCACTACTCCATCCCATGATTTATCAACTGCGTGGGTGGGTTTGGCAAGTGATAGATTTTCGGCGTATGGATCACTGCCGTTCATGCCCAAAAATACCGCGTTCTTCCTGGCAACTACGTCCTGCTCAGCTACATATCCGAATGGCGTTCCATCAACTGCGCGAACCGGCTTATCCCCATCACTCCAGTTTAGCTCAGGGCTGTGTGGCCCATCGCTAAAGTTGATAACATTGGTGGAAAAGATATTCTTAACGTTATCGGCATAAGACTTGGAATCGTCCCAACCACTGTATCCAACCGCCATACCTACCATCATAAAGATGGTTACCATTGTAACAATTTTTCCGTTCATTAATATCCCTTGAAAATACTTATGTCCATTTGAAGGCTATATAATCTTCTGTCTACTTCTTTTCTTTCCAATTTTAAAGTTTCAATTTGGCGATGAATCTCTTGCCAACTTGGCCCGTCCTTAACGAGATCTTTCTCGTTTTTATCCCCGTTTAGTGCTTCAATCATGTCATCGATTGCACATAGGCGGTCAAACATATCGTTCCACGTATCATGCATATCCCCCAAGCTCGGGCCATCATCATTCCATTTTGTTCTGTAGGTAATAGTTCTCACCTCAACTACCTATATAGAAAAGCATA